GCTTAGATCTTATATTTACCATCTGCAGTAACTTCACCACCAAGGGCTTTGACATCCTCGTCGCAGGACAATTTGATTTTTTCCTGACTGGTTCCCTCTGATTGGGTCCCTTGCTGGTTAAATTTAATACGATGTTCAGGGGGCATAGCAAGTAGCATCTTTTTCATTGCTTCCGCTTGGCTAATTTCACTTTCCTTACCTTCGGAATCTGCTAGTTTAATCATAGTTTGTCCCTGTTCAGATAAGGCTAAAGCCTTCCATTGATCCACCATTACAGGGAAAATTCCCAGTGTTACAAGCTCGGCAGCCTGACGCTCAACTTCTGCTAAAACACGACTCTTACTTTCTGTACCCAGTTGTGCTGCTAGTTGCTTATTGGACTCTGTCAATTGGGTTTGAATGGCTGCAAACTGTTGGATCTGCTCTTGCATTTGTGCTAATTGCTGTGCTGTAGCATCCGCAGGCGGAGTAACAGCTGGTGCCGCTACTGGTTTAAAACTGGTGATAAACGTATTAATGCTGTCAGAGAGTTTCTGCAGCATAGTTTTTACTTCGGTTTCCTCTTTAGGCATATTCTCTTCCTCCTTTAGTACACTACAATCTAAATAAAACAGATCTAACGGATCGGCCAGCAATGTTGCTTCTGGCAAGCGGGTAAGAAATGGTTCATTGGTCAGCGCAATGGCTGACAACAAAGCTCCTACTTTTTTACCTGTTTCCCGGTCCACACCATCAGGATTATATTCTGCAGAAGAAAAACGGTAACGCTTAGTACGAATATTTTCTTCTGCTTCTTTTGATGTCGGCTCTACCTCGCCAAAAAGGATCTCTCCTTCTTGTTTGAGATCCGTCACCCACCCTTCCGCCGGCGCGTACCCAAAAGTAGTACTATTCCCCTTGTCATGACCAATTCTGATGAAGGGCGGCCTACCAAGGACATTACTTTTAAAGTTGCCCAACATCTGATTGAATGTTTCCTGAGTGATGTTTAAATCCCCATATAGAGGATGTTTCCATTTTCCAAGTCTAAAAAATGGTATTTTTAATGGCATTATGATTTCACCTCCCTTCAAAAAGGCAATAAGAAAACCGCCCTAGCAAAGCCGGGCGGCCAATCTACATTATTATTTTTAATTACTGCGTTAATAGGTTAGTGTTAAAAAAACGTTCTTCTAATTCCGTGCATGCCCTTTTAAATAATTTGTTTTCACCGGCATCACGTATTTTTTGCAACACAGATAAACGCCATTCATCACCAGCATCTGAAACTAGATCCGATTCAATAGCTGACAAAAGGTCGTTCAATATATTTTTATTTTGTGAATGGATAAGCAGTTTTTCCAATTCTACAGCCTTGAATAACATTCTAGTTCACCCCTAATCGATTCATAGCGATGATTAGACTATCGATAAACGCCGGAGCATTTATATCCATGCTATCCCACGCCTTGATAATCAAATCGCTAATATATTTATGCTGCTCATCAGTAATGGAAGTTATTCCTGATAAATCTCCCAACCCTTGGATGATTTCATCCACATGATCCATTATATACTTCTCATACTGTTTAGCATATTTTATCATGTCTACCTGCTGATTAGCAATCTTTTTTGCTAATTCTTCCCAATCCGCTATCCTATATTCATATCGATACTGAGCCAACACACGACCAAAGTCAGCAATACTATTACAGCTTGCGAATTCAGGTAATGACTTTAGTCTAGGCAAATTATGTACCAGGTACTGGGAGTAAGATGGGACGATCTCTTGTGTAATACCAGCCTGCCGCGCCATAAAATGCGCCACTGTTTCTGCCACCGTTTCTTCTACAGCTACCCAGCGGTCAAAACCTAAGCGACTATATTCTATTCTTGCCCCTGTCATTCTGGCATGGGTAATTTCATGAAAGACCGTTTTAATTTGATATCGTTCTGGACGCAAGTCCATACTTTTTAAATTGACTTCGACAGGTTCAATGATATTACCAGACTTACCCATCCAGCGGAAGTTTCCATTTTCATTTAGTTTTACAACGTGAACTGAACAATTAATGCCGCTCTCATGGAGTAGATGCTTTGCCAGTTTACGCCGATCATGAAGTGGTGCATTTTTCAGCAGCCTATCAATTTCTCTTTCAGCCATGCTTTGAAAACTTTTACACTATCCATTCTCCAACTTTTAGGTAATGGCGCAACATTCTTCCAATTGGTAGAATCTGGCGTAATGAGGTTCGATTGGTATTGGCTGAAAAGAGGCGTTAATACACTACGGCACCGTCCATGCAAGGGAGGTATGTTATTTGCCAGATCAGGACTATCAAGTCGCATTATTTTACCATGTCTCGATCGACATTGTGCGCTGGTTTTCACATCCATAACCGCTGAAAATTGCACATAATCAACGCCATTAGCGTGGAAAGAACTTAGCCGCCCTCTATTATATGCGTATGTAGTTTCCGTCGTTGTAATTAATTTCGCCCTGTCTACATTGCCATTCAAGAGTTTAGCCAGGGATGCTTCTGTATCAGATCGAGTAGCCCCATGCAGATGGTCCAGAAGGGTTTTCTTAACTCCTGTCAATATATCGGCTTCTACGTCACCAGCAAGTAACACCGCTCTTGCTTCTAATGATTTTAAGGCAGCTTCAGGACTCAGCCAAAAATTTTCAACATCATAACCAAAAGTAGCTAATTGAAAACTCGGCTGCCAGTTAGCAAGTTTGAAAGGAGCATATTTTTTATGAGCCGCACGACAAAGCAGATCACCATGAGCCTGCCCTATAGCAAATACTTCGTGAGCATGATCGATTAAGAGTTTTGCCAGTGTTCCCTGTAAAGGTAATTGTAATGTTGCTACTTGTTTTACATCATAGACGTGAGGCAAATAAATAACACGATCCAAATATTGCTGGTATCGTGTTAAAAAGTCTTTTTCAATTTCATCTAACCTTTTGGCAAATTGCCTCTCTAACTGGTTCATGCCGCATCATCCTGACCAGCTAATGGATCACCGATGTCTTGGCCGTCTTGTATGGGATACCGGTTATATTCTTGCTGGGCCTTTGACTTAACTTGCTGTTCTATAGGTTCCACTTTTCTTTCAGGTAATTTCATGGCATCCCTAACAGCATCCATATCCTCTTGATTCTGTGGTGTGATCCATCCACCATTCCCCAGGTTCAAGAAACATTCGGATAGCAGCTTTCGATCTTCTTCTCCTAATTTGCGTTCCGCAAAAGCCCCATAGCTTTTTTGTTTGCCAAAGTTATACTCTATCATCCTGCGAACCACTTGTTCTAACAGACATTCTGTAACACTTCTAAATATACTGGAAATGGTCATATCAAAGGTTTCAAAGTGAGATTGCCCAAGAGCATAGGAGCCTTTACCGCTACCATCGTCAAATACTAAGGATGGGACTAATAAACCACGCAGGAGCATTTTATTCAGGTAGGTTATAGCCGCCAAGAATGCTTCACCCACTCCCGTTCCACCTGTGGTGAGGACATCTGCCCGAGACTCAGTACCATCATTTTTACTGCCAGAACGGAATACCAACCCGGTACCGCTTTGAATTTTACTCAGTAGCCTTGTTGCATAAGATATCTGGCTCACTTTTTCCCCTGGTTTTTCAGGATCGTCAATTTCTTCATCTGGTAGAAAGGCTGCTATTAGGGGCGTTCCAAATCGATCAAGCGCACGGCCCCACATTTTCAAAACTGGATCTTTTAATAGCCAGTTTTTCCGAATGGGTTTAAACATACTTTTGCCGTAATGATTACCGAACTTTTTATTATACGTAAACAGCACTGATTTTTCCGCTGGAATATCAATAGGACTACCCGCAAACCAGCGCCACTGCTTTAAACCTGTGTAATCACCCGTTTCACGATCCACTTGAATTAAAACGGTCTTAGGATGATAGGTCACAATCTTATCAAGCATAATTTGACTGCCGGAAGGTTTCCATACCAATTCGGAACCGGAATATCCCGCCCAAAGTCCCGTCAATATTTCTTCACAAGCCGTATACAGATTCCCCTGCATGCTTTCAAAGTTTTCACGGACAAATGCCGTAATTTTAGGATTTTCATGGCTGTATTCCCCAAGCTTAATCAGTATGGATAGGGTTAAGAATTGAATTCCCACGGATACAGTTTCATCTGTTTCTAACATTCTTTCATATTCGGCTAACGGTACGTTATCCATGTTTTGAATGCAATTATCAAAAAGAAAAAAAGTCGTATCTAATTGGCTACCAATTTGACCGACTTGTGGAACATATTGATCTGGCATAATTCTTTCACCTCCTTTACCACTTTATATCTGCAACTTCATTTCGTCCGACTACATATCCAGCCGGCGCACCCAGTTTACCCTTTTTACCTCGTTCTAAAGCCCAGTTTGCAAGAGCTAATCCCCAAAACTTATCGCCATGATGCTTATCATTCCGATCTACCGAATAACGAAAGGCGCCATTACTGGTCACTTCACGCTTAATGGCTACAATCTGACTGATTAAATCTCTTTCATTTGGAATTAAAATACCGCTTCTGCCTCTTTCAAACTCTTTATGCAGGGCGATTGCCATTGCTTCTTTACTCGCATTTGTAAAGGATATTGGCTCCACTTGACTTCCATATTTTTTGCGAAGACGTTCAGCAAGATCCATACCTAAACCAGTTTCATCAATACAGAACCTTGTAGGTTTCGCAATTTCTAAGAACCTGCCCGCTTCCTTCTCTTGCAGACTAAAATCGGACTGTTTATAGGTTGCCATAAACCTTAGAATCTTCGTCATTTCGGTATCATCCAAACTAACCAATTCAGAAGCGTCTTTCTTACGGCCTACATCATAGCCACCACCAAGACGGCCAATCGTTTTCTGCCGTAATTCTTCGAATCCTCTTGCCATCAGTCGATCCTGTTCTGATAGTTGCCCTTCTTCGGCTTCGTCATTCATAACGCATTTGTAAACCATCTCTAACGGGAAGTAGGAACTGCTATCATCCAGAAAAGCACATTCAAATTCTTGCTGAAAGCTCTCTAAATCCAACGCATTAAATAATTCGTGTAGCTGTTCAGTGCCAAAGATTTCAACCCGTTGGAGTGTATGCATATGTAGAGCATGTTCACGCGCTTCAGGAACATTCTTACACAATAAAGAAAAGTCCCACCAGTAAATGGTGCGACGTTTATAATTCTTATATTTTCGTATCTCGCTCCAGATTTCAAAGAATTTACCAAACTTGCCAAGTGGTGTAGATATGATAGTTAAGGATCCATACTTAACACGCGTAAAGATAGGTACAACGGATGTATAAACCATGGCAGCAAAGGTACCAAAGAAAGCAAACTCATCTAGGATAACATCGAGTACACCATTCGAGCCCTTGCCACGAATAGGCCCTTTGCCCTGGGCTATAATCCGAGTACCTGTACTTTTTCTACCTGATCTATCAACAAATTCTAAAGAAGTCGCGTTATCCGTTAATTTCTTTTTCTTGTAGGCATCAGGGAGAGAATCATAAATCTGATTAGCATAACGAATTTTTTCTTTTGCATCCTCTGATTTATAGGAAGATATGATACAGGTATAATCGTCAAGATTTTGCGAACGTGCTAAAGCACGAGCTGCTGAAACAAATGAGAAACCCAACTGTCTACCTTTTAGCCATATTTGAAATCTCTCTAATGACTCCAAAAACTCTCTTTGATAATCATCAAATAATATTTGTGGCTCAGTTAACATTTCAATATAACCTGATTCAGTTGCAAGTACATCTTCTAGGGTCTGCGTAGTAATAGGTTTTTGCGTAATGATAGTTGGCCCTTTATTACTCATTCGATCTGCTTCACCTGCCCATATCGAGCAGCAAAACGATTCTGAACAACATTATAAGTAACACCGATATTGATATTATTGACTTGTGGACCTGCATCTTTACTTGCTTTAGGTGTCATCAAGAAGTCATTCAAATTAATTCCAAGCGTTTTGCATATATTGGCTGCCTGTTGTAGAGCAGGATGGGCCATTTTTTCCTTATAAGTACCAAATCTACCCTCTTTTGTACTTTCAACCACTGCCCCATCAATAATAGCCTGCTCAATCAATCGGTATATTTGTATTGCTAATGCACCGGCTACAGCTCCTGCATCATCTTTAATCTTTTCTATGTTGCCTTGCCTGAAAGCAACCTGCCATTTCTTAATTTGCCGTAACTCTGGCTTGCATAAATCGCCATCAGCTACTCGCCCTTTTACGAAATCACGACAGGTAGTACGCTTAGGGCAATCATCAGTGCATGGGCGTACTGGTATTTCGCTGGAAAGATACGTTTTACGCTTATTGGCGGCTAACTCATGTTTAGACTGTACGATTTCATTCTGTTGATTTGCTATCAATACATTATGGACTGCCTCTGAGGGGACAGTCGTCATTATTTGCTTATTATTTGGTGAAGGTGACATGGCAATCACTTCTTCTAGAAATTCATTGTCAAATTCACCTGTTATTTCTTTTGCCATTACTGTGTCACCTCCTTACGGTAAAAAGAAAAGAGCCTAAAGGCTCTGTTACCAGTATTAAATATTCTTTATTAGGTATAACCAAGCTTATCGACTGCGTTCTGCAACTCATCTCTGCCAGGTTTAACATATACCATTGTTGTATCAATTTTACTATGCCCCATTAACGTAGCAATGATTTGGACTGGAACGTTTCTAGTGGCTAAATCGTGTCCATAAGTATGACGCAAAACATGAGGCGTAAGTCCTTCTATACTTGCTTTTCTCCCTATAGATTCACATAAACGATAAACACCATAATAGGTTATTTGCTCACCTCTTTGACTATCAAATAACCATTCACCGCTTACGTGGTCTTCATTCATGTATTTACCTAGCCAATACCGTAATTCTTTAGTTATAGGAACAATCCTACGTTTATTACCTTTACCTTTTCGAACTATAATTTCGCCTTTTCTATCACCAAGCAATATATCTTCATGTTTTAAAGAACAAAGCTCTGTCGCTCTTAATCCTACGAGGACTAACGTTAATATGATTGCTATGTTGCGTAAATCTTTTTCCTTCTCGACAGTACGAAGTAACCGTGCTCGCTCATTACGATCTAACCATTTAGGAGGGGCATCAACCTGTTCAACACGTTGAATTCTTGCACATGGATTATTATTAATATAACCCTCATCCTGCATCCACTGACAAAACGACTTAATGGTAGCCAATGCCGTATTTACCGTATTTGGCAATTCATTTTTATCTTGTAAAGAGTTTCGAAATTCTGCTATGTCCATTGATGTTATTTCTTTAGGATCAATGTTATAACTTTTAAATTCCAACCAAGAAAAGAACTTTTTCAGTTGCGAACGATACGTTTTTATAGTTGTATCGCTTTTCCCTTGTGCTTTAAGTGATAATAAAAATGCTTCTATCACATACCCACCCCCATTATCTTGCTAGTTTTCCTTAAGATAATAAACCTCTAAACCTACTATTATTGTAGCAAAGTTTATTAAATCTCGCAAGATAATAATAGTTATATTGCCAGTTTGTAAGAATGGCAATATCGCCATGGAAGCAGGTCGCGTAACATCGCAAGCGCGTAGTTCGCTATGATATTATGTAAACTAATTTTGGCTATAAATCCCAAAGAGAGTCACCTGCGCAATGGCAAGTGACTCTCTCATCTATTTGTTCACATTACCATTTTATAACGGTTTAAATTAAATTTCCATCTAGAGTTTTTCCAATTTCATGTAACTTTTAATGCATTGATTCCAAAAAGCCTGATAGCAAATTTCCTGATGGCCTTATTTTTCATATCATAGACGCTCTGTAAAGATGAATATCCCATTTCATCTTTAATCTTCTCTTTACCTACTTTATCAACATACCAAAGCTTGAGTAATGTGCCATACTGTTCACATCCAGGATCTTTGCTAATATCAGCCAGTAGCCTATCCATTTTACTTACTTCCTTCTCGGTAGTGAAATAGCACTCTTTAAGCTGATTAATCTCATAAATCATATTACAAGTGTCATCTACTTTACCTGATGATATTCCTGTAAAATCTAATGATACCGCTGATAACTCGCTTGGTCCTGATTTTAAAATACGTTCGCTTATATCTCTTTTTAACTGCTTTAAGCTTTTCTCTAAATCACGATAATGAAGTAATCGCTTTTCTGCTTCTTTAATATAATCCAAGGTTTTATCCTCCTAATATCTCTCTTTATCTATTTAGGCGGTCTTTATTCTACTTCGGCGGCTTATTCGGCGGATTTTAAATTCAATCCGCCGAATATAAAACCAGTATTCATGCAGACTATAGACTTCCTTCGGCGGTTTAGGCGGCTTTTTTTTACATCTTTATATATAGTAAATATTTATATATTATTATTTTTCCCCGTAACGTAAGAAGTAAATAATATCCGCCGATTCCGCCGAAAGACTTAGTATTATTGATATTGAACCCGCCTAACATCCGCCGAACTACCCGCCTAAGATGCTAAATTCCGCCGAAAAACTACTCGGTAAATGATATCCCTCTCCATTTTCTAGCACCTGTTCCTTTATATTCTTTCACACTTGGGCAAAGTTCAACTAATCGACTATTGAACTTTGCTCTGGATAATGGAGAGTAACTACCATCAAGGCACCATTTTTTATATTTTTCATAAAGTACACTTTTCTCTTCCCAGCACTGCTCCATGACTGTACAACATTCTTCAATGAATTGCTTTGCTGTATCATTCTTTAACTTGTACAATT